AGCAAGCCCCAAAAATTGCTGATTTATGGTACCAGCAATAAAAAGAGCGCAGAGGTGTCGCATGACGACAAAAAAGCGACTTAAGCCGCCAAACAAATAGTCGCATACAAAATTATACTAGAAAAATTTTAACACAGAAAAGAGGTTTTGTGAATGAATCGTAGAGAAGCTAATGTACTAGATAGATATTTAACAGAGCCGACTGAAAAACTATATAAGGAAACCTATGAAGATGATCCAGTGGACACTACTGATTGTTTTGGAAATGAAATTGCTGATGAAGACGGTGTGTTTGAGCTAACTTTTGCAATGAAATGTCTTTATACAGGACAACCAGTACTCACCTGTAAAAAAATTGCTACACAAGATACAATCGTTGATTTGATAGAAGAATTAGGCGAAGAAAACGTGTATTTAATTGAATATGTGAGTTCAGGAAAAAGATATAAGGAGGGCTTATTGAATGGCTGAAGCAACCAAAACAGATTTTTCTAAGTTGAATGTTTATCAAAAATTAGCGTATGTGAGACAAAAAGCACCATATATTCAAAAAAGTAAACGTGGCCAGCAGTACAGCTATGTGGGGTCAAGCGATGTACTATCCGCATTAAATACAGTCATAAATCAAGTTGGATTAATTTTGAAGCCAGAAATTGTTGCTCATCAAGTTCGGGAATCACAAGATGAGGTATGGAAAGCGGATAAAGTAAAGAAAGAGCCTGTAGCCAAAAAACGTACAACGTATTTTACAGAGCTAGAGTTAATGATGACATGGATTAATATTCATAATCCTTCTGAGATTGTTGCTTGTTCATGGTATAGCCAAGGAGTAGATATTGAAGGAGAAAAGGGTGTAGGAAAAGCACTAACGTATGCGGAAAAATATTTTTTATTGAAATTTTTTAATATCGCAACAGATGATGACGATCCTGATAAATACCAAAAAGAACAGTTAAAAAATACTGCAATTACTGAACGGCAAATTGATATGTTGAACGCATCAATTAGTAGAGTAGCCGAGCTGGCAGGGCAAGAATTTGAAGCTGTGAAATCGTTAGCTATAAATGATTCTGATTTGAATCCTAAAAAAGCATTTGAAGAATATAGTGCTTATGATTATGGTGTTATTTCTAAATTGCTTGCGAAGTGGATAAATTTTTATGAATCTAGGCAGAAGGTTCAAGAAGATAAGAAGTGATTGAATGATTGGAAAAATCATAAAACACAAAGGAAATAAATTGGCGATTGAGTTTGAGGATGAGATCAACTCGAATTTCCTCAAACTCCTAGCTAACAACGATGACAATTTAGTAAAAGTTGAACTATTAGATAATCGACAAATGTCTCAAAAACAGAATGCACTTTCTCACGTTTTAATAGCTGATATAGCTCGTTGGAGTTATGACGAACCCAAATGGATAGAGGAAGTTTTAAAGTATTACTACGAAGCTAAAAGTGGCGTGTATTTTGAACATAGTAAGGCTACACGACATGAAGCAACAGAATGGATTAGTTTTTTAATCGAATTCATTTTGAAAAATGATGTACCACTAGAAAAGAGATACCAATACTTGCTAGAAAATAACAAATGGTTTTATTACTGCCTTAAATACCGTAAGTGTTGTATTTGTGGGAAACATGCCGATGTTTGTCATATCGAGGTAGTCGGTATGGGGCGAAATCGTCAAAAGATTAATCACGAAACATTTACTTTTTACGCTGGTTGTCGTCAACATCATCAAGAAGAACATCAGATAGGTACTAAGAACTTTTTAAACAAGTATCAAATTAAACCAGTAAAACTAAACGTTGAAGAACGTAAGAAGTTGAATATTGGAGGTTAATTAGTGAATAAATAAAGAGAGGGAATTTTCCCCTCTTATCTAGGGAGGTGCGATGATGGACTATATTAAGCAGATTTTAGCGTTTGACGATTATTTAATGTATAATCAGGGACTTTCATCTGGGCAAATTGCTTTATGGCGCGCATTGATGAGCATAAACAATAAAACAAGATGGAGTGAGTGGTTTACGGCAAGTAATCAAACGCTTGAAACTCTAGCTGGTCTTTCACGCCAAGGAATAAATAAAAATCGAAATGTATTAAAACAACTAGGATTAATTGATTTTCAAACCAATGGAAGAAAAGCAACTTCTTACCATATATGTAAACTTTATACATCAGATAGTGTACAAGGAAGTTTACAAGAAGATGTACGTAAACTTTCTACGTCAAATAGTTTACAAGAGAGTGTACAAGACAGTTTACAAAGTAGTAGCGAAACAGTAGCGGAAAAGTGTACAACACAGTTGCGCAACAGTGGCACATTATATAAACATAAACAAAACATAAATATAAACGAAAACACAAACATAAATGAGCATGAAGAAGATGTCGGTGTGTATGAGTTTATTCAAAGCCATTGGGGACAACAGCCTAATAACTTGTTGAAAGGTGCTTTAGGTCCATGGATTAGAGAATGGGGTCCAGAGCTAGTTTTGCATGCCATTAAACAGGCTTATGAGTACAGCGTAGATATGAGATGGCTAAAATCATACGTGGATAAAATTTTTGCGAATTGGAAAGATAAAAGCATAACCACGCTTGAAGAAGCAATAGAAGCGCAGAAAGCATTTAAGGCAACAAGCAAAAAAAATACAGGGATCAGTAGCTATCAAAATAAACCTGTTCGACAAGAAAAGGTGCCTGAGTGGATGAATCAAGCGAACGGTGAAGAAGAAAAAGTTTCACCAGAAGAACAAGCTGAATTTGAAAGACAAATGCAAGAATTGTTGGGAGGATAAAAACATGGATGAATTAGTTAAATTAGTGGAAGAATGGGCGAAAGAAAAGCATTTAGATACAGCAGAGCCTGAAAAGCAAATGCTAAAAGTGATTGAGGAAGTCGGAGAAGTTGGTGCTGCATTAGCAAGAAACAACGAAAACGATTTAAGAGATGGTATTGGCGATGTAGTTGTGACGTTAATTATTCTCGCTATGCAAAATAACATGGACTTATACGAATGCCTAAATCAAGCATATAGCGAAATCAAAAATCGCCAAGGGGAAATGGTAAACGGAGTATTCGTCAAAGAAGCCGATTTGTAAGGTTCGAGGTGGAAGAGATGCGAATTATTTTGCCGATTGAACCTAAGCCACAAAGTCGCCCTAGGTTTGCAAGACGTGGGAATTATGTTCAAACGTACGAAGATCGAGCGATGAAAGAATACAAAAATCAAGTAAAGAATTATCTTCGTAAATCAAGAGCAAAGTTGATTGAAAAAGGGCCAATTTCCGCACGTGTGACGTTTTACATCCATCCGCCTAAATCAGCTCTAAGCAATAAACAGAAACGCTTAGAAGTGGAATTAGAGCGGAAATATTGCGATAAAAAGCCTGATTTGGACAACTATTTTAAAGCAGTCACAGATGCTGCTGAAGGTATTTTATACAAAAATGATGGTCAAATTGCTGTGATGGTTTGCCAAAAACTGTATAGCATGCGACCACGAACAGAAATTGAAATTATGAGTTTGGAGGAAAAAGAATGACGAAAAACAAACTCAGAGAAACAAAAAGAGCCATTCGTCAGAGAATTCTTTTTTTGACTGGTGATGATGAATCATGGATGAATAATCCAGAAATCGTGGAAGAGGTCCAGAGATTATCCAAACAACTGAATTCTAACCTTATAAGCGATAAACGACCATTACCCAAATTAGAGCCTGACAAGCTAACGAAAGAAGAATATCAGCGCTTATTAGACTTAGGTTATCAAGTAAACGATATTAAGAAAGCTCTTGGACTTGGAACAACCACATTTCAAAACTGGCGAAAGGCAAACGGCATAGAAAACATAATTAAGCGAAAAGAAAACAAAACAAAAAAACGCAAAAATTGCAAACGGCACATACAGCAAGCGAGGGAAAAGCGATGGTATGTATAAAATGCAAGGGACAGATGATTGTCTGGGAAAAAGATAGATTCGGCCATTCGAAAGCAACTTCTTGTCTGTTATGCAACAAAAGTGGACAATGTGTTGCGAAAAAGTTAGCTGAGATTAGGAGGTTGAATAATGATTCTAAAATTTAGAGCGTGGGATAAAAACACTAATGACATGGTGGACGTTAAAACAATTGACCTAGAAAAAGACGGTAGTATTGGCTGCATAGTAGATTATAACGGCATCAATTTAGATGTGTCTGAATGTGTCCTCATGCAATCAACAGGGTTGAAAGACAAGAACGGCGTTGAAATTTTTGAGGGTGATATTTTGAAAATAATAGAAGTAACAAATGAAGGTATTTCAGAATACATTACTGATGTTATTTGGGAAGACTGTTCATTCGTGTTTAAAAGTGATGGTGTAGATTACTATGACTCTTTTTTAGGGTCATTTTCAGGAGATCCAAATAAGACATACCCACTTTTTGAACTATTAGTCATCGGAAATGTATGGGATAACCCAGAACTATTGGAGAGTGTGCAGAATGAGAGATTTTAGTTTATTAGATTCAGCAATTGATGAAATGGAGCGTGTGTTGCTTGGTAATAAACCACGTGAAGCAGAAGAAATATACTTACAAAATGCTATAGATTTTATTGAACGTTTTATCAAACAACTTATTGAAGAATCAAAACTCAATGAAAATCAGCAGATTGTGCTTAATTGGTTGAAAGAAGAAATGAAAAAAGAGAATATGTTTCCTATCAGTTGTCTGTGGGAATTACAATCTTGGCATGCGCCTAAAAATGTATGTAGTGCTTATCTATCTTTGGATAAGGATCGGCAATTTCAATTATTAAGTGCATTTATTGAATGGTTTGAACAGGAGGAAAAATAAATGGCTTATGAAAAATTACGTTTAGTAACAGCATTATTAAGTGGAGATATTTATCTTGGTAAAGCCAAAGACGGCTTGATGGATGTAAATTATCGTCGAGTAATTACAGATGAGGCTATTCAAGCAGTGGTAGATTGGTTTTATGTAAATAAAAAAAAGACAGTCCAATTTAAAGGTATTGATGGCAAAGAGCATAGCTTATTTTATACATCTGATAAAACAAAAGCGAAAAAAATTCTAGCTATTTTAAAGGAGGAAGAAAAATGAAAAATTATGATCCAAATATCCGATGGGGCCTGCATACAATCAAAGTAAGTTTCCAACGAGGTGTATACAAAGGATTTGTTACCTTTGTAAAAAGTGGAAATTGTAAAGGGTTAGACATATTAGGCATAGACGAAGAAGATTTATATGACATGAAATTTAAAGAAAATCCAATCAATTTTGAATGGTTTGATACAGATGATGATGGCGAAGACTGGTTTACAATGACTTTGAAAAATGATAAAGGCGACAAATTGTTAGTCGAAGATGTATGGGAAGAGTTAAGTGAGTACATTGTGGGGATTGAAATTATTGATTTTGTAGAGGAGGAAGCAGAATGAAATTTTACGAAATTAAAGAACCTTTTTTTGCATTAATCGCTGCTAAAGATGAAAAACAATGTTTAAAACTTTACAAGGATATTGTTTGCGAAGTAGAAGACGAAAAAGAGTTTTTCGATGATATGAAAACAATTGATAAATACGAAGCGTTCAAAATGCTTGCTAAAAGTCATACTGAAGAGGGTGACAAGACTGGCGCAGAAGAAGCTTTCAATCAGTTAGAAAATCTTGAAAAAGACGGCGAAGTATTGTTGATTGACGGCGGCTTGATTTAGGAGGAATCGGAATGAGTATGAGCATTCAATCAGGAGACAAAGTAAAGTATATCGGTAAAGGAGTTCCGCAATACACAAACCAATTTTTGGTAGTAAAAACAGTATTAGTGAATGGGCTGATTCTTGAATTTCCTGAAGAAGATAAAAGAGAGGTTGTACTGGAAGATTGTGGAATTTGGAAGGAAGAATCGTTAATCTGTGGATTTGATGAAGTGGAGGAATAGCGATGAATAAACAAGAATTGATTGAAGAGTTAGAATGCTTAGAAGTTCCTACAGATAGCCTTGATTATTTGAAAGGTGCTAACTATGCTGTCGAAAAAGCAATTAGCTTAGTAAAACAACTAGATGAACCGAAAAAAGCTATATTACCTAAAACTGCTGATGATTTTATTGAAGAAAGTTTAGGAATGGGTTCTGATAAAGTTGATATTATCGGTTCCGCAGATTCTTTCTTAAGCGCAATGCCCGATGATGAATTTTCTTTGTGGTTTAAGTCGAACAGAGATTTATTTGTTAATGCATTAGCTAACGGCTACGAAGTCGAGAAGGGACCTTTATATCACGTTTTATTACCAGACAAAGGGGCGACTAACACAGGATATACTTTTTTAAATTTAGCGGGAGCAATTGATTTTACGACATGTAAGGAAAAGGTGGATATGTTAACAGAACAAGAAATCAAAGCAGTTGATGAGCGCTATTGGCCGTTTGCTGTGAAGGTGGATGGTGAATAAATGAAACGCAACTGGAAAAGAGTAATAAATAAAGTTAGTGGCATTGCAATAATGATTCTTGTAGCAAAAGCAACCGTGAGCCATTTCGTGTATAGCAATGACATAACAAGCAGTGACCTCGTTTATTTCCTTTCATGCTCGTTTATTTTGGGATTAGGGCTATATTTAGGAGGTTCCAGCGTATGAGTTATCCAGAAGTTTATATCATAGGAAGGCAAGTCGATGGCGTTTATGTTGAATACTTACATGGAGCAGAGCAAGCCGATTTATTTTTCGATTATACGATAGCTCGTGATGAAAGAAATCATATGAATAAAACCAATACAAAAGATGGCGAATGGAGAATTTTAAAATACGGGAGGCCAATTACATTGGAGTTTTAACTTATTGCAACTTTTTTACAATAACTAGCCGATTTTTTGCAAACAAAAAGCCAGCCGACCAATGGCTGACTAATGTGGTAGTTAGCACTTTTCCCAAGTAAAGTGCTAATAGTGCCAACAAATAAGGTTGACATTGTGTCTCTGGTGGAGACAGGAACTATCGATAACTGTTTTCCGCCAGTTATCATAGAAAAGGAGAAATTTATTTCAGAAATAAAATCCCCAAGAAAGTTAATATGATTATATCATGAGTAAATGTATTTGAAAATACTATCTCATAGTACGTATTGTAAAAAGTTTATTTAGTAGAAAATAAAAAAAGCCAGATTGCTCCGGCTGTGAGAAATATTTTCGACATAGTTATTATACCACAAAAGGAGCGATTTCACTTGATTAAATTGCTAAAAGAAGTAGATTTTCGACAAACAAAAGCGAATGCCAGAAATGTGTTGAAGAATTTTAGACGTTTAGAGCGAATAGCTGGTCGCTCTTTGATAGATTTAAAATCACCAATTATTACAGATATGCCTAAAAGCCAAAGTCATGGGAACAAAGCAGAAGATGCGCTAGTACAATTAGCAGATGCAGAAGCAGAAAGAGACGAAATTTTATCTGCGCTTATGGCATTAAGCCTAACTAGCAGACAAATTTTGCATTATAGTTTCTGTGTGCAGGACCATTACTCTAATTACAAGATAGCTAGGGAAGTTGGATATTCCGAAAGAAGTATTCAACGAATGAAATCAGAGGCTTTAATCGAATTTGCCGAAGCGTATCGGAATGGAAAAATAATTGCATATAAATAAAATTTTTGGCGGTTTTTTGGCGGAAAGTTGGCGGTTTTTATCAATATTTAGATGTTATTATGGTAGTGTCGAAAGATAAGGAGACGATGGTAAGGCATGCATTACCTATCTTAGCTCCGTTTCACTTATCTTTTGAGGCTACCTATAAAAAATAAAGAATAAGGATGTGGAAAGTCCAGTTCTTTCTGTCTCGTTTAGTCATAGGTAGCAAATATTGCAATAAACTTGGCATGAAGCTTACACGTAGACGTACGCCGAAAGCACTTGTCAAGATAGCGCTATGTAGTTTGCAATGATCACTCACAAATCAGACGTTCTCAAACTAAAAGAAATGGGGTGTAATTCCTCTCTCTTTTTTCTACAGGTTTGTGAGTGTTAATGGGATATAGCTTAACTGGTAGAGCAGCGGTCTCCAAAACCGTCAGTATAGGTTCGAGTCCTATTGTTCCAGTAGGTAGCATAGCTACTTAAATAAAAAATCGTCAATCATTCAAATGTAACTACCTTTACGGTCGAATGATGGCTAAGATTTTCCCTCCTATCCTAGACTGCACTTTCACCGTGCAGTCTTTTTTGTACATAAAAAAGCCACTAGACTATGGGATCTAGTGGCTAGGTAGCATTCGTGAAAAATTTTGTTAGTTGTAAGATTGTTAACGGTTGCTATTTATAAAAAGGAGTTGCTACCCATAAATAGTATAGCAAGAAGTGATTTATTGAATCAAGTACATAAAAATAACTAGGAGAGAAAATATGAAAAGCTATTGGTATGTATCGCTAACACATAAATATCCACAGTCGAACCGCTCAACTGTTTCAATGCGTGTTGTAATGTCTGTGCAGATAAAAAAGAATGCATCTAT